GGCAATAAATAGAGCGCAATTAGCGAAAGAACTAGAGCCTGGATTGAACGCCCTTTTTGGGTTGGAATACTCCAGGTATGAAGCTGAACACGCTGAAATATTTGATACTGAAACTTCTGACAGAGCGTTTGAAGAAGAAGTTCTTATTTCAGGTTTCGGTAATGCTGAAGTAAAAGCTGAAGGCACAGGCGTTAGATTTGATAACGCTACTGAAGGTTATACTTCGCGTTACACTCACGAAACTGTTGCTTTGGCCTTCGCATTAACAGAAGAAGCTGTTGAAGATAATCTTTACGACCGCTTGGGAGCTAGATACACCAAAGCGTTGGCAAGATCAATGGCAAATACCAAACAAATTAAGGCTGCTGCCGTATTGAACAATGCGTTCTCTACAGCAGGAGGCGATGGTAAATCTCTAATAGCAACGGATCACCCCATGAGTGGTGGTGGTACTCTTGCTAACAGAGCTACAACTATGGCTGACCTTAATGAAACTTCGTTAGAAGATGCTTTGATTTCAATATCAACATTTACTGATGATAGAGGTTTGACTATTGCTTTGAGAGGAATGAAACTAATCGTTCCACCTCAACTTCAATTCGTTGCTGACAGGTTGTTAAACACTCCTGGTAGAGTGTCAACTTCTGACAACGACATCAATGCAATCAGAAACATGGGTATGCTTCCTGATGGTTATGTAGTAAATCATTACTTAACTGATACGGATGCTTTCTTCATCAAAACTGATTGTCCTGATGGGTTCAAGCACTTTGAAAGATCTCCACTTTCTACAGCGTTAGAAGGTGATTTCGATACTGGAAACATGAGATACAAAGCTAGAGAGAGATATTCTTTTGGATTCTCTAACTTTAGAGCTGTATTCGGTTCACAGGGAGCTTAACGGCGTATAGTAGTCATCGTCACCCGACTACTAGGAAAGGGGATGCTTCGGCATCCCTTTTTTTCTTTATTTATAGAAAAAATGGATATATCATAGAAAAGTGTTTAATTAGCTTAATGAGGGCTGCGTGCAGTTTCCATTAATACAAATATAAGGAGTTCATAATGGCTAATCCACATTTTCAAAACTTAATATTATGGGCAGGTAATACTGTTGCGACTGAGCATAAGAAGAACCAACCCATGTTCGCACCATATCCATCAGACCAAACATTTTATATGTATCACAATGATTTCTTTACATATAATTCTGGTGATTGGACTATAACAACTACTGAGGCTGGAACTGGTAGTGCATCTGAAGCTGTTACATCTTCAGCAGGTGGAGCTTTATTGCTTACCAACGCTGCAGGTGATAACGATTTAGACTTTTTACAACTGAAAGGTGAAGGGTTTAAATTAAGCACAAGTAAGAAAGCATACTTTTCTGCTAGATTCAAAGTTAATGATGTAGACCAATCTGATTTTGTTATGGGTCTTGGTATAACAGACACAACACCTCTTGATACCACTGATGGTGTTTTCTTCATTTCTGCAGACGGTGACGCAGGATTAGATTTCTTAGTTGAGAAAGACAATACTGCAACTACTACAGAAGATGTAGCAACAATGGCAGATGATACTTTCATTACGACTACTTGGTTTATTGATCCAGATGCTTCAAAAGTATTTTATTCAGTAGATAATGCTGCACCAGTAGGAGTGGTTAACACTAATTTACCTGATGATGAAGAACTAACAGTTTCATTTGGTATACAAAATGGTGAAGCTTCAGCACAAACTATGACAATTGACTACGTAGTAGCAGCAGTTGAAAGATAAGGGAGGCTAATAATGGCTGATACAGTAACTTCCCAAACTATACAGGATGGTGAAAGAGTTGCTATTTTAAAATTCACTAATGAATCTGATGGCACAGGTGAATCATCCGTAAAAAAAGTAGATGTATCTGCTTTGTCTGCTAACAATGCAGGTTCAGCCTGCACAAGTGTATCTATAGCTAGAATTTATTGGGCAACTAGAGGTATGGGCGTTGATATAGAATTTGACGCGTCAACCAATGTTTTGGCAATACCTTTACCTGCTGACAGTACAGGCGATGAATACTATGATGATAGATTTAGCGGTATACCCAATAACGCTGGATCAGGAGTAACTGGTGATATTGACTTTACTACTGTAGGTCATTCTAGTGGAGATGCTTATTCAATAATTCTTATTTTAAATAAAAATTATTAATGGCTGAATATAAAGGCAAGAAGGTAACACTCAACAAACCCAGGAGAATTCCCAAAGGTTCTCCTGGTTTTGGCAAAAAAACAAGAGAGGTCTTTGTGCGAGTGCCAGCTACAGGCAAAATTAAACGCGTTACGTTTGGTGATCCCAAGTTAGGCGCACACCCTAACAATCCAAAAAAACGTAAGGCCTATTGTGCTAGGAGTAAAAATCTTGGAGACGATAGGACTAAAGCTAACTATTGGTCAAGGAGACAGTGGAGATGCTAAAAAAAATAAAAAAGGTTTCAAAAGAGTTGAATAAAGCATCTAGGATGCACAAAAAACAATCAAATACTTTGAAAAAATTAGTTACAAATGCCAAAAAGAAAGGACCCAAAAGTAGGAACAGGAAAAAAACCAAAAGGTAGCGATAGAAGGCTATATACGGATGAAAATCCTAAAGATACTGTTTCAATAAAATATGCGACTATACAAGACGCTAGAGATACGGTTGCAAAAGTTACAAAGGTACGTAAGCCTTTTGCTAGAAAGATACAAATTTTGACAGTGGGCGAACAAAGATCTAAATACGGGGGAAAACCAAAACAGGCAGAAATTTTCAGACGCGGGAAAGATGCGATCAGAAAAAAACATGGTAGAATAAAATAATGGCAAAGAAAGCAAAAAGCGGTGGTAAAATCTGTCCAGAAGGAAAAGCTTGGGCAAAACGCACTTTTGATACATATCCTTCTGCTTATGCAAATATGGCTGCCTCAAAGTATTGCAAAGATCCAAACTATGCAAAAGGCTCTAAAAAGAAAAAAAGAGTGAAAAAAGCAGGCGGTGGATTAGTGTTCAACGTGAGAGGTCAGGGCAGAGTTATGTCCGATAGATTAAGATAATGGGTCAATTAAAACAGTGGAGAGAACAAAACTGGGTTAGGATCGGTACAGACGGCTCTATCAAAGGACCGTGTGGAACAAGCAAAAATAAAAAGAATCCCGATAGGTGTTTGCCTAAAGCTAAAGCTCAAAGTTTGTCCAAAGCAGAGCGTGCAAAAACAGCGAGAAAAAAGAAAGCTGCTGGAGCCAAAGGTAAGACTGTTGTGGCAAATACTAAGAAGGCAAGGGTTTCAATGGCAACTGGCGACGTTGTAAATAGAAAAAATAACAAAACTAAAAAAAATGGATTCATAGCTAGAGGGTGTGGTAAAGTTATGAGTAATCGTCGTAAGGTGACGACTATTTCTTAGGAGAGAATTATGGCAACAAAAGCAGATAAAGAAATGCAAGCTAAGTTAAAAGCAAGGCAAAATGCGAAAGTAAGGCCAGATGAGCCTGTGGAAGAAACAAGAATTTATTTAAACATGCCTAAGAAAAAGGCTGCATCTAAAAAGAAAGCACCAGCTAAAAAAACAGCTGCTAAAAAGAAAACAACAAAAAAGAAATAGAGGTTTTGTATGTATAAAAGAACAAAAGGATATGCAGCTGGAGGAATGGTAAAGTCCAAAGGTATGAAAAAAGGAGGTCCAATGAAGTCCAAAGGGATGAAAAGAGGTGGACCTATGAAGTCTAAAGGCATGAAGAAGGGCGGTCCGATGAAATCTAAGGGGATGAAAAGAGGCGGTCCAATGAAGTCTAAAGGTATGAAAAGAGGTGGGCCTATGAAATCCAAAGGAATGAAAAGAGGCGGACCTATGAAATCAAAAGGTTATAGAAAGGGTGGCAAAGCGATGAAATCAAAAGGCTATAAGAGAGGCGGTAGAGTTGGATCACGTAAATAGTGGCCTACCTACAAAGCAACATACCTCACTTTAAATGTTGGGTTAGAAAAGAATACACTCATAATCACGAAAAATATCACGGTGAGTTTTTACATGCTATGGCTGTAGCTGTAACTACCATGCCCTGTCGATGTTTAAGCTTTCAAGTAATTTTTACAGGCATTGAAGCTGAAGGTGAAGAAGAAGATAATGTGCATGGGGGTGCTATGTGGGCTAGGATGCCGATTACAGCACTTGTAGGCGATACGCCTTTTGAAGAATGGCCAGAGCCTATGGCTGTTCACGATGCACAGCCTTGGGATTGTTCATCACATCACCACGCGGTTTATGTTATCGATAGAGCAACACCCTGTCCCTGGCTTGCAAAAATAGATGGTGCCTTTTACCCTGCAAAATATATGTTTACAGTTGATTATACGGAAAGCGAAATAGCAGATGATCCTGCACAACACAAACAAAGCCATGTTTTAGAACTACTAGACGCGGGTGACTGGACAGGAAACATCGTTGCACTTCCAAATAACAGAGTTAGAGTTACACACCCAGCTTGGTTTGAGGCTGGTAACGGCGCACCTGATTTTAAACCATCTGCACATATACATTATTCAAAGTCTGATTTAGACTATACTCTAGACGTAAACAGAATTTTCGATAATTTATATGCAGAGGAAGAAGAATAATGGCACTTTCAGGTAGCACTAATTTTGAGCCAAACGTAACAGAGTTTGTAGAAGAGGCTTTTGAACGATGTGGTATTGAGCTTAGAACTGGATATGATCTCAAAACAGCAAAAAGATCTATTAACTTAATGTTGGCTGAATGGGCTAACAGAGGTCTAAATCAATGGACTATTGAACAAACAACCCAAGCTTTAACTGAAGGAACTTCTAATTATAGTTTGGACACAAATGTAATAGACATATTAGATATGTCTTTGCGAAGAACCATCAACAGTCAAACCACAGATACTAGCATGAACAGAATTAGTCGTTCTGAGTATTTAAATATACCTACAAAAGATACAAAAAGCAGACCATCACAATTCTTTTTTGATAAATTAACTACACCTGTTATAAAAGTATGGCCTAGTCCTGAAAACTCTACAGATGTTTTAGTATTCAATAAAATAGTACGCATGGATGATGCTGATACCGCAATAAATACTATGGATATTCCCTTTCGTTTTTATCCTTGTTTTGCAGCAGGTTTGGCTTATTACATATCACAAAAAAGAGCGCCAGAACGCACCGCAGTATTAAAAGCCGCCTATGAGGAAGAGTTTAGAAGGGCAGCTGATCAAGACGAAGATAGAGCATCATTTCGCATCAAACCGTCTATGAGGAGTAGTTATTAGTGGCTTACGCTTCAGGCAAATTTGCAAAAGCACTATGCGATAGGTGTGGTTTTGAATATAAATTACATGAGTTGCGGGAGGAATGGAATAATCTTAAAGTGTGTCCTGACTGTTTTGAGCCGAAAGCACCACAAATAGATCCTAGACCTGTTGTTTCTGACCCTGAAGCCTTATACAAACCAAGACCAAATAATGATGTAGAAGTTGGTGAGGGATTTGTAGTTGTATCCGATCCTAGTAATTTTACCTCTACAAGTCTTAACTCTTTTTCCATGAATCCTTCTACACTAGGTTCTAATTTTACAACTCCTAAAATGACAGCAACTTTAGGAACAGTTACAATCACAACATGACTTATACTGAATTAACTACTTTGATACAAAGTTTTCTTGATAACAATGAGAGTACGTTTACTACGACGATACCAGACTTTATAAAGAACGCTGAAGATCGTATATTTAATTTAGTACAAGAAGATTTCTTTAGGAAAAATGTGACAGGCAGTTTGACAACGGGTAGCCGTTTTCTTACCTGTCCAACAGATTTTATTCTGAGTTTTTCGTTAGCAGTTATTGATAGTTCAAGTGATTATCATTTTCTGGATAAGAAACACCCCAGTTTTATGCAGGAGTTTACCCCTGATTTAACTGATACCAGTCTGAGAGGACTGCCTAAATACTACGCTGACTTTGATAAGGAATACAGCACTTCAGGAAGTTCTGGTTCTACAATCGTGGTCGCGCCATTACCAGATGCAGATTACACAGTTGAGCTGCATTATTTATACAGACCTAACAGTTTGGTGACAAATACAAGTGGTACCTGGCTTTCAAATAATGCCAGAGACGCCTTGCTTTATGGCTCGTTAGTCGAGGGCTATACTTTTATGAAGGGTGAACCAGATTTACTCGCAACTTACGAAAATCGATTCCAACAAGAAATTGCTAGATTAAAAAATAGAGCAGAAGCCAGAGGAAGACGTGATGAATATCGTTATGACTCATTTCGCTCTAATGTAAGTTAAAAGGAGAAAGTATGAAGCCTATCAAGAAACTTGAGGGCAAGACTGTAGCCATCGTAGGTATGGGACGTAGTTGGTTTGACTACAATCTTGCTAAATCACACGGAGTACATTTTGACGAAGTTTGGGCAATAAATGCCGTTGCAGACGTCATATTTCACGATCGTATATTTATGTTAGACCCAGCTAGTCGTTTTTTTGACAGCGATGATGCAGGCGGTCAAACAGAATCAATGAAAAAATTATTAAAAACGCATGATGGTCCAATATATACTTGTGAGCTAGACGAAAGAGCAAAAGGCTTAGTTCTTTTCCCTATAGAAGAAGTCGTTAGAGATTTAAACTGCTACTATCTAAACAACACTGTAGCTTATGCAATAGCGTTTGCTTTATGGAATAAAGTTGGCTGTTTAAAAATGTTTGGTGTTGATTTTACTTATACAGGTAATCTTTACTTTGCTGAATCAGGTAGAGGATGTGTAGAGTATTGGTTATCTAAATGCCAAAGTGCTGGTATGCAGGTAGAAGTTGCAAATTCATCCACATTGTTAGATACATCTATACCAGTCCAGGATAAATTATACGGTTATCATCGTTTAGATGACCCTAAAATAATCGTACACGATCAAGACAACAAATTACGAGTATTTAATAAGAGCCAAGTTGAGGGTAAAGAGGCAGAAGAACCTGAACCAATGCTTATGGATAGATACGACACCCATCTTAAAAAATCAAAAGCTGGAGATCCTAAAGTATGGTAGACGATGTAACACCTGGCGCTTTGCCCTCTTTGGGTATTATAGAGGCAAAAACTTCTAGCTTTGGTGGGCATCCACCAGAGTTTTGGGCTGATCGTATTACTGAAAAAATAGTCAGTGTTTCAGAAGATAATGAACCACATATTCAAGAACAAGCTAGAGCTTATAAAGATGCAATAAGACAGGTTTGTTTAATTTATATAAAAAATGCTATAAAATCCTACAAAGCTACACTGATTCAAGAGTTATTAAAAGCTGGCGAAGAAGATGTAGCTAAAATTGTAAAAAGGATATAAATATGGCTATCACATCAACATTAACAACCAGCTTCAAAAAGGAGCTGCTAGAGGCTGTCCATAACTTTAAAAACTCAGGTGGAGATACTTTCAAACTAGCGCTGTATACAAGTTCAGCTACGTTAGGGGCTACTACAACTGCGTTTACTACAACTGGGCAAGCATCAGGAACTAATTACACTTCGGGTGGGGCAAACCTCACAAGAGTTGATCCTACATCAAGCGGTACAACTGGTTTTACAGATTTTGCTGATTTGACGTTTGGAACAGCCACCATAACTGCAAGAGGTTGTATGATTTACAACTCATCTGATAGTAATAAATCTGTTGCTACAATAGATTTTGGTGGAGACAAAACTTCTACCGCTGGTGATTTTACAGTGGTAATGCCTGCGGCAGCAGCAAGTACGGCTATTATTAGAATAGCGTAGTTTAAGTTATGTCGACTGGATGGGGTCGTGCTGGCTGGGGCGAAGGTCCTTGGGGTCAACCAGCTGCTGTACCTATAAGTTTCACCATATCTGGTGTAGCTGCAACTTCTGCTTTAGGTTCTGTAAGTGTAGATGCTGAAGCAAATGTTATACCTACAGGCGTTGCTGCTACAGGTGGTTTAGGCTCTTTATCTTTTATAGGTAAAGCTAATCTCACACTTTCAGGGCAGGCAAGCACTTCTGCTTTAGGCACATTAACCACAGACGCTGAAGCCAACGTAACGCTGACAGGTCAATCAGCAACTAGCGCTTTATCGGGTGTTGGTGTAAATGGCGAAGCGGTAGCTACAGCTCCTAGCGCTGTAGCAACTCTAGGTTCAGTATCAGTCGATGTAGATGGAGAGGCTAATGTATCGGTAACGGGACAGAGTGCCACCGCCTCTGTCGGTTCTGTAACTATACACCACAACGCAAGATTTGATATTAATGGTGTTTCTGGCACAGGTAATCTTGGATCTATATCTATTCTAGCCAAAGCAAATGTCACTGTAGTTGGATTATCGGCTGACGGAGAAGTTGGTAATCCTTTTGTTTGGAGTCTTATAGATGAGGATCAAACACCTAATTATAGCGACATAGATGACAGTCAAACACCTAACTGGGTAGATGTTGCTTAACAGTTAAAAAGAAAGGTAATATAATAAATTATACGGAGAAATAAATGGCTACTTATATAAATAATTTAAGACTTAAAGAAATAGCTACAGGTGATGAATCTGGAACTTGGGGAACTTCTACAAATACTAATTTAGAATTAATCGGTGAAGCTTTAGGCTTTGGAACAGAAGCCATAACAACTAATGCTGATACACACGACACTATAATTGCTGACGGCTCTACTGATCCTGGTAGAGCAATGTATCTTAAATATACAGGAACTTTAGATTCAGCATGTACGATTACTATTTCTCCTAACACTGTAAAAAGATTGCAGTTTATTGAAAATGGTACAAGTGGTTCACAAAATATAATTATTTCACAAGGTTCTGGAGCGAATATAACCATACCTCCAGGTGATACCAAAGTAGTTTACTTAGACGGTGCTGGATCTGGAGCAGCCGTAGTTGACGCTTTTGCTAGTTTGAATGTAGTAGATCTTAAAGTACAAGATGATTTAACAGTTACAGACGATCTCGTAGTTAACGGTGATATAGACTTAGAAGGTTCTATTGATGTAAATGGAACAGCAAATTTAGATGTAGTAGATATAGACGGTGCCGTCGATATGGCTTCTACATTACAAGTCGATGGAGCAATCACAAGTTCTTCTACCATAAACGGCGTTGGTATTAAATTTAATGTAACTAATTTTTCAAACAGCCTACTCATAAGTAATGACGCTGGCACAGGGACTTTAAGTACAGCAAGTAACAACACTGGACTAGGTAACGACGTTTTTAATGTCTTAACTTCGGGCGATCAAAACACTGGAGTCGGAGCAGAGGCTATGGACGCACTAACCGAGGGCAGTAACAACACGGCAGTCGGATATGAAGCTCTTGGCAAATTAACAACTGGCACTGACAATGTTGGGGTAGGTAGGGCTGCTGGACTTGATAATACAAACGGAACAGGCAACACTTCCATAGGTGTTGAAGCCTTAGAAAACCAAAATGGAGGTAATAACAACGTTGGAGTAGGTAAACAAGCTGGTCGGTCAGTGACCTCGGGCGGTAATAACATGTTATTGGGCGTTAGTGCTGGTAATTCAGGTTCGCCTGGAGGTGCAATAACATCTGGTAATAATGAGGTTACTTTAGGTAATGGCGATCACTCTAAAATAAACGCACAAGTATCAATAACTGTAGCTTCTGATGAAAGAGATAAAACGGACTTTCAAGCATTGAACGCTGGTTTGGATTTTGTGAATGGTTTGACACCTTATACTTTCTACTGGGACAAAAGACATAAGTATGTAGATTGGGACTCAAACCCCGACACAGATTTGAATAGTGTTACTCACGATGGAACACATAAAGAAGATTGGCTTGACTTAGGTTTTAAAGCACAAGATGTTGTTGCTTTAGAAGAGTCAATAAATCATAAAATATCTAACAAAACCAATTTAGTTAGTAATCTATCGGGCGACGGCAAACAATACGCTTTGCAATACGAAAAGTTTGTACCAATTCTAGTAAAGGCTTTACAAGAGGCAGACGATAAAATTGACGCACTGACTGCTAGAGTCGCAGCACTAGAGAGTTAATATAGGAGAATGATATGTTAGATACAATTTTAACAATAATACAACTAGCACCTTGGGTAATATCAGGAGCATCTTTGATATGTGCATTAACACCAACACCAAAAGATGATCAGATTATAGGTAAGATTTATAAACTGATTGATTGGTGTGCTATCAATGTCGGCAGAGCCAAGGAGAAGTAAATGAGTTTTTGGAAAAAAGTCGTAGATTTTTGGACTGGTACAGAAAGAAAAAGAGTTAGAGCTAGAGATGACGAGGGTAAGTATGTAGCAGACGACAAATCTACTCCAGATGTAAATGAGGCTTACGAAGAAGTAAGAGTAAAAAAAGCTAATCGATAATGTCCAATGTTAAAGAAGCTATAGCAAGAATCGAAGCGCATGAGCGCGAATGTACTATACGCTACGAAAACATTGAAAAAAGACTAGAAGACGGATCAAAACGGTTTGACAGACTAGAAACTATGCTTTGGGCGGTTTATCCGTTTATTGTGGGCGCTGTAGTCTTAGCAGAATTTATATGAACGATCAAAACAGATTCAGTGGAGACATGGACAGAAACGAGGTCGAAATGGACCTTAATAAGTTCATGGACATGATTAGAGAGATATCTGATTTAAAAGATAAAATTAGAGATTTAGAGTCTGACCAAAATGTAAATCCGCACCAACGATGGATTCACTTAGCTAGAGCGGTTGACTCTTGGAGAATATTTCCTAGAGCATTTTTAACTGTTTACATAATTTTATTGTATAAATGCACCATCTGGTTTATGGAACTACCACAACCGTCGTTTGAACAATCAGGTCTAATATCGATTGTAGTAGGTGCTGGAGCTGCTTGGTTTGGACTGTATGCTGGCACATCTAATTCATCTAAGAGTTTTAAAGGTGAAGATAAGTGAGGCTAAAGGAACACATATACATAATAGCTTTAGCTGTTCTTTTACTACCTGTTTCTTTGTTTGCAGATCAAACTGGTGATTGTGATGCTGGCACGCAATATTGTGAGGCTAACACCTTAGACACTACGAATACAACTACGACCACAAATACCAACACTAACACAAACACTAACACCAATACTTCGACCTCTACATCGACGGCTACTAATACCAACACGAATACGAATACAAACGTAAATACCTCGACTAACAGTAATACCAATGTAAATACGAATACGTCAAATGTGACGCAAAACTCTACAGTAAATCAAACTGTTAATAACAACTCAACTTCTACAAATACGAACGTAAATCAGAACACTAGCGTTTCAGAAAACACAAATATAAATCAATCAACTTCTGAATCTAACGTAACTACTGATAACACAAATAACAATTTTAATGAGAGCGTTAGTCAGTCAACGTCTGACAACACCAATAGAAATATTAATGAAA